AATTTCAATCATTATCTAAGGAGTTCTATGTCATCAAATGGTGGATCAGATGGAAATGGCAATAGCCAAGAATCAGCAAGAGATCAAGCTATGGGTATGGGTGGCAAATCAAGAGGAGGAACATCTGCATCTAATAATGATAATGAAAGAGATCAATTTGATTATGAAGGTCAAGCTTATGGAACACCAGATTCAATAAATTTTGACAGACCTAATATAGGTGATGTAAGTGGAACTACATTACCAGGTTCATTTGGTGCTGTAGATCCTGACCCAGAAATAGATGTACCAACAAGTCAAAGAGAAGATACAATTACAAGTTTTCAAGATAATTTATCTGCAAACATTAGAGCAAATCCTTTTAGTGTTTTAGCACCAGTTTCAACTTTAACAAAAACAGCTTTACAAACTGCTGTTGCTAGAAATATGTTAGGTCTTACAAATACAGGTTTTTCAAATGATGATAATACATCAGGTGGCAGAGGTGAAAATGAACTGACACAACAACAAACTAATGAGCTTATTTCTTTAGCTCCTTTTTTATTATCTAATACAGTTGCACCAGAATCACAGGTAAATAAGTTTTTTGCAAATAACCAACAAAGCACAAAACCTATTTCACAAAAGCTTGAAAATGATTATAATAGTGCTAAAACAAGGATAAATGGTATTTTGGGCATAATACCTACAAATCAACAATTTGGCTACTCTACGCAGCCCTCAGGTGGCTTTACAGCGACAAATCTGGCTAGTAATCCCTTCTACATAGAGTTCCTAAAAACAAGAGGTCTAATATAATGTCATTAATAGATTTAATCAGAGAAAGATATGAAAGGCTAACTGAAGAGGGTGGTATTTTAGATGCAAACAATAACAATCAAGGATTGTTAGGTAATATTTCTGATAGAGCTATTTTAGGTGCAGCTATTTATGGACAGGGTTTACAAGGCAAAGATCCTCTTGCATCTTTTTTTCCAGCATTAACTCAAACAGCACAAGTTAAAAAATTAATGACACCTAAAAAAGCTAACAAATTTAGAGCATTATCATCACAAGAATTTGAAAATTTAAAAGCACAAGGGGTAAATCTTGATCCAAACAAAGGTTATCAAATAAACGAAAGAACTAACGAAATAAAACAAATAGGATCTGGTCAAACAATTAACATCGGAGATACACAAAAAGTTGCTAGTGCAGCTACACCAGAGGATATAAAATTGTTAGGTTTAAATGAAAAAGATGATGTAATTGTTTTTAAAAAAAATAATCAAATAGTAGATTATAAAGTCAATTCTTATTTTGATAAAAGAGTTGAAAAAATTGGTAAAGCAGTAAAAGATTCAAAATTATCAGAGGTAGATCAATCATTGAAAGATATAGAAGATTTTATTGAAGGTTTAGATGGAAAAAATTTACCTGGTGTAGGTTTAGTTCAAGGTAATATACCAGGACTATTAGCATCTGAGGCTGGTAATGAATTGAGGGCATTGATACAAAAATATTCAAATATAAAACTTCAAAAAAGATCAGGTGCTGCTGTAACTCCATCTGAATTTGGTAGATTACAAACAGAATTAGTTGGAGCAGTCAAAACTCCTGATGAAGAAACTTTTTTAAGAATACTTAAAAGAAATAGAGAAGGTTTAGAAAAACAAAAAAAACAAGTTTTTGCACCTTATAGACAAGATGATCTACAACAATATTTTGATTCTGGTGGATTAAGTTTATATGGTGAAACAACACAAGAAGCTCCTGCTTCTATAACATTAACACCTGAACAAATTAAATCTCTTCCTTCAAATATTTTACAAGAATTATTAAAATTACAACCATGAGCAGAGAACTAATAGAACAAGAGTTAGAAAGAAGAGCTGCGTTAGATCAATCTAGTGCAGAACAGCAAGAGCCTCAAATTCAAAACAATTTACCTTCAGTAAATCAGGCAAGACAACAACAGGGTTCATTTGGAAGAATACTTGATTATGGTGAAATACCAGAAATGAATGAAAGATCACAAGCTGTTGAGGATTACTTAACATCACCTGAATTTGGTAGATTAGTTTTAGAAGTAGGTGGTGCAATAGGAGGTACAATATTAGCACCACAATTAACAGTTCCTCTTTATGTAGGTAGAGCAGCAGCCTTTGTAAGACCTGCATTACAAGCAGTTGCAACAAGGATGACAGGTGCAGGATTAGGTGAAGCAGCAGGTGCAGGAGTTTCACAAACTTTTGATCCTACTGAAGATGTAACAAAAGATTTGTTAAGAGCATTTTTTACTGGTGCAACAGCAGAGGGTGCTGGAACAATAATTAATAAAGGAATAGCAAAAGCTATTGGAAAAAATAAAAAATTAATAGATGGTGCTGAGGAAGCAATTGCTACAATAGAAAAACAAAAAGAAAAAATATTATCTGCACCAAAAGGCATTTATTCTGATAGAATTTTAGAAGCTGCTAAAACTGGTAAACTAACACCAGCTTTATTACAAGAAGGTCAAACTATTGATATATTAGAAAATGTTGCAGATTTAAGTTTAGTTGGTGGTGGATCAATAAGATCTGCTAGAGAAGGTGCTGAAAGCATAGCGACATCAGGCATAGAAGATTTTGCGACAAGATATAAAAGTTTGGCAGGTGAAGAGGAGCTTGGTGTTTTGTTTCAACAAACTTTAGCAGGAAGTCAAAAAGCATTTAAAGCAACATCTAACGCAAAATACAAAGCTCTTGATAATGCTCTTACGAAAGCAGGTAATCCTAATGCAGTTGATATTACATCTTTAAAAAAATGGGCAAAAGGAGAACTTGAAAACATTGGTGCAAAATCTGAAAGTGGTGCTTTAGTATCTTTTTTAAGAGGTATTGACTCAGAGAAAAATTTTGTAAATTTTAAAAAAGCAAATAATTTAAGATCAGATTATTTAGAAATTACAAGAGCATTAGCTGAACCTGGATTAGGAAAAAAGAAACAAAGATTAGCAGCAGTAGCAGCTAAATATATTGATGAGTCAATGACCAAAGCAAAACTACCAGATGAAGTACAAAATTTATATAGACAAGCAAATAACTTTTACAAAAAAGGAGCTAAAATTTATAATGATGATTTATTCAAAACATTAATGGATAAAGACCCAGAGCTTGTTTATAAATCAATAGTACCACAAGCTGCTGATAGACCAACATTAGTAAATTCTACTTTTAAAATAATTGATGAAATTAAAGATAAAAAATTAAGAGATCAATTAAAAAATAAACTTAGAGGCGAATTTTTAGAAGATATTTTAACAAGATCATCAACACAATCAGATCAATTTGGAAGGCAAATTAATGGAACTAAATTTGAGGATTTACTTAAAATAAAAAAGAAAAAAACATTTAATGCTTTTTTTGAACCTGAACAAATTAAAAATTTAAAAGATTTTTCTAACGCACTTAAATTTTCACAAGGTAGAATAAGAAAAAGAGGTGGAACTCCTGGTGCAATATTTATTCAAATGAAACAATCAGGTGCTGTTATGCAATTAGTGGCAGGGGGAACTGCTGGTGTTTTGGGTAGTCCAGGTATAGCTGCTGGAATAATTTTAACACCTGCTGCATTAGCAAAAATGATGACAAATGATAAAGTAATAAAATATTTGACAACTGGTTTTAAATATAATCAAAATCAAACAATTGCTGGAAGAAGTTTTAGACAAGCCATAGCTGCTATGGCTTCTGATGGAATTATATCTGAAGATGAAAAAAATAAAGTTTTGTCGGATATAAAAGAAAATGGGTATTAAAATGGTTACACAATCTCAAAAAAATTCGCAAGATATTATTAAAATTCAGGGTGAAATGAAACTGTTACATCAAAAAATTGATACAATAAAAAACAATCATTTAGTCCACCTTGACCAAAAAATAAACAACATTTACAAAATGATATGGGTGATTCTAACCATAAGCATAAGTGGACTTGTAAATCTAGTGATTACCCTTCTATCAGCATAAAAGCATCTAAGTCTGTAAAAGGTTTTACAAGCGAACTGAGAATAATAAATGATTTATCAAAGAAAGGATATTGGGTAGCGAAATCATTAGATCCACAATGTCCTTTTGATATTGTGGTTGTAGATAAAAATGGTAATATTAGTCTTTTGGATATTAAGACAAATAGTTATCGTAATAGACTAAATCCTAAGTGGAGTAAAAAATCACATAAGATATATAGAACTCCATCAAATAAACAAAAAAAATTAAATATAAAATTGTTAATGGTTGATTATGAAACAAGTAAAGTTGAGTGAAAACACAAATTTAAGTTTACCTATAAGAAATTTAATTGCTTTAATTTTTATAATTTGTTCAGGTTTATATGGTTTTTTTACTATTCAAGAAAGGCTCTCCAAACTTGAAACAGCAGATACTCTTTTTCAGGCTGATTTGCTCAAAAAAGCTGAGCAAGAGCCAAAAAATTTAGAAATGTATATGCTAATAGAACATTTGTCAGGTCAGATTGAATCTATAGAAAAAGAAATAGAGGCATCAAGATATAACAAAGTAAATATAGATCATCTAAAAGAACAAGTTGATTTATTACAAAAAAAAATAAATGGAACTAATTGATGGAAACTATAATAGCTTTACTAATGTTTGTAGGTACTGAACAAAAACTTACTGAAATGACTTGGACACCAAGTATAAGTAAATGCTTAGAAAAAAAAAGAATAGCAACAAGAAATAGCAATGCAACCTATATGTGTTCTAAGGTTAAAGCTGAGCTTGATGCTGATAATAAAATATTAAAAATTGAAAAAATAAAATGATAGATAAAATATTTTTAAAAATTTTTGGAACAATTGACTATTATTCTAATTGGATTGAGAGTTTTTTTATTGACAAACCAAAAAAGAGAAAAAAGAAAAAATGTAAAAAATGTCATTGTAATTGTCATTGCAAAGAAGCTTTGCATACTCATTGGTACGATGGCGATTTGTGTGCTTGTGAGGGGTGCAAACATTAATTTTATGAGGTATTTACATGGAATATTTATTAATAAAACTAGAAAATTTTTGCAGAAAGTTATATGGTTTAGTATGGCGATGGCGAATAAGATTAACAGCAAACTTGGAGAAAAGAAATGTACGAAGAACTAAAAGAAGAAATTAAATTGCATGAAGGTTTTGTGCCAAGAGTTTATAAAGACACACTTGGTAAAAGAACAATAGGATATGGACACCTTTGCGTAGAACCTGAGCAATGGGATGACAACAAAGAATATACAAAAGAAGAGTTAGAAAATGTATTTAGTAAAGATTTTAATGAAGCACTTAAAAATGCAGAGCATCTAATAGGTGAAAGAAGCATAAATCATGTTGCAAAAGAAGTCATTATAGAAATGGTATTTCAGTTAGGCATAGGTGGTGTAGGTAAATTTAAAAATATGTGGAAAGCTCTTGATGGTGAAGATTATGGTGAAGCTAGTTTTCAAATGTTAGACTCACTTTGGGCAAAACAAACTCCAGCTAGAGCTGGTAAATTAGCAGGTAAAATGAGGAGTGCAAAACTATAATGTGGTTAGCTTTACTTAAAAATCCCCTTACAAAATTTGTAGCAGAAAAAACTATTGGTGCAGTTACACATAAACTGAAAAAAGATCAAATAGTTAGAGAAAGGGAGATTGAGAACGCAAAAAATGTAGATATTCAATCTTTAAAAAGTAGCGATAACAGTTTAAAAGATGAATGGTTAGTCATAGTTTTTAGTTTGATATTTATTGGACATTTCGTACCTGTGCTTCAAGATGCTATGCAAAGAGGTTGGGAAATTTTAAGCACAGCAAATGATTATTTTTGGATTGTTATTTTGACTATTGTTGGAGGATCTTTTGGTTCATCTTCTATTACAAAATTTATCAAAAAAAAATAAATGTCTGACAACAGCTTAGAAATCATTAATGAATATAAAGATCAAGTTCGTATCTTAAAACAACAAATAAGCGAACTAGAAGATGCAGGTATC